GCGCCGACATAGTAAATAAAAAATATAGTTTCGTAGTAATTGAAGTCGAAGATCAGATAGGTATTAACTTCACCTGCGTTAAGCAAGCATACTCCGAGCTAGTATGTGGATTTTTTTGCCAAATGGACACTGGATCTGATGTTTACTACTGGTCTTGGGCTTGTACTAGCCATGCAATTTACGACAATGTTGTAAAGAAAATCGACAACGAGGTTGGCTATAACGCAATCTGGACAATCTTTGAAGAAACGGCAACTCAAGCGGACATGGACGATCTTATTGCCGCTATCGAGAACGGCATTAGGATCTACGCATATGATGATGACTACAATGTGGAAGCCGTGTCAGCCTTTGTCGACTATGGGAACCCGACGGAAATCCATGTGAGCTTTGCCGATCTATCTTCTGAACCGCACTATCCTGATCCTGACTCGGTTTATTTTTCTCTGATGGAGGCAGTCATAAATTATTCGACTGGTGAGATAAGCTCTGATTTTGTCACGTTTGACTCTTACGATTTTGCACTTAAACATGATCTAAGCGCAGTGGCTACTTCTGGCAGTTATAATGACCTCACCGACAAGCCAGACCTTTCTGTGTTTGCTACTAACACCGCTCTTGGTAACGAAACGACCGCTAGAGAAAACGGCGATATTGCTTTGCAGAACCAAATTGACGCCATCTCAGCTAGCTCTGACGTTGTAGATATTGTTGGCACTCATGCAGACTTGGTAGACTACGACACTTCGCACATAAAGGCTAACGACATCATCAAGGTTATTCAAGATGAAACCCACAATAACGCCATGAGCTACTATCGCTGGGTTATAAGCGGCGGCACAGGAAGCTGGGTCTATGTAGGCAGCGAGGGCCCATTTTACACTAAGTCAGAGTCCGACACCTTACTAAACGCCAAACAGGACACCATAGACAACTCGCATAAGCTCGCCAGCGACCTAGTAGACGATACGAACCAGACTAACCTCTTTGTAACTAGCTCCGAAAAAAGCACATGGAACGCCAAGAGCGACTTTAGCGGTGACTACAACGACCTCACTAATAAACCGACTATCCCAACGGCCACGTCAGATCTGCTAAACGATAGCAACTTTGTCAGCTCGGCCTATGCGACAGACATCTGGGTCGGCACGCAAGCCGAATATGATCTTTTAACCCCTGACGCTAACACCATCTATTGCATAAAGGAGTCATAATGCCGCTAGAACTCGGAAGCACTAACATCTCCGACCTTTATTTTGGCAGCCTGCCAATCGAAAAAGTGTATAAGGGGACAGAGATTGTTTACCAGAAACTTTTGCCTCGTGGATATACATTGTGCGAATATCTGGAAAGTACAGGCACACAATATATGAACTTAGGATTTAAGCCTAGCACTGGTATCAGCGCAAAAGCCAAATTAACTGCTCCAGCACTAGGAGTTGTGACTGCTTGTGCTTTAGGATCAATGACATCATCAAGCAATAGGTTTGACTTACTCACATTCGGTCGTAATGTTGATCAAGTGTTTGGTTTAGGATATGTACAATATAACTACTTACAACCTTATACACCAAAGCAAACGTACGAATTGTATGCAGGACTAGAGAACGGCAATCAGTGGCTAGATGTTGACGGCGTAAGAATGTACACAGGCACAGTATCAGGTAATATATCATCAAATTACAATATGCTGCTATTCGCTCGTTACCAGTACGGCAATTTGAACTCAATATATACAGGCAAAATATGGTATGTACAGATATACCAAAACGGCGTTTTGTATATGAATTTAATACCATGCTTAGACGCCAATTACAGACCTTGTATGTATGACACTGTTAGCAAGCAGCCATTCTATAACCAAGGCACAGGGGAATTTGATTATAAAGTTGTCAAATATCCTATCCCTGCTAACTATACTCTTTGTGAATATCTGGAAAGCACTGGCACGCAGTATATAAACACGGGCTACTATTCCAAATCAAACAGCGTCTATGACATGGTGATAGGCGATAAGTCCAGTGTCGACACAAATGCCGCTGGAACTATCTTCGGCAGCTCATTCGGCCCCGCCTTGCGTTACCTAACCACAGGCGAACTGAGGGGTGGCTATAACACTGGCTCTTGGCAAAGTAACTCTGTAACAATCCTTGACCGAAACGTGATCCATATGCCTAGCAGCACGGCATTTTACAATGCAACGCAATTAACACTCGGCAGCGGAAGCAATACGAACTACAAGCTCGCCATGTTTGCTAATTTTTCAGATCAGGGCGGTACAGGTATTGGCGGCTATGGCAAGGTCAAAATATATAGATTTAAGATATACACAGGCTCGACTTGCGAGCGCTATTTTGTGCCATGCTTAGACAGTAACTACGTCCCTTGTATGTATGATCTTGTAAGCAAGCAAACCTATTACAACTCTGGCACTGGCGATTTTATGTATAAGGCAATTAGCTACAAAATACCTAAAAACTATACTCTGTGCGAATATCTGGAAGCACCAACAGGCGCTACTTATATCGACCTCGGATTTAACGCTACGAACAGCACAGATATTGAGATTAGAGGTCAATACTTAACAAGTGGTACAGGCCATTTTTATGGATATGCCCAACTCTTGCAAATACCAAACAACGGTCATGTTGATTTTAGATACAATGGTGTGACCTATGCGACAAGCGCTCAATATAACGATATCCACACATATAGGGCTAAAGGTAGAGAGTGTTATGTAGACGGGACTTTGGTTAATACGTTCAATACCGCAACCTTTGAAAGCCCTTATACGCTCACTTTGTTTACAGTGAGGCAGACTGACGGTTCGGCAGGCGTGGGGGGTGGCAGCAGACTTTATTACACTATTATTAGAGAAAATGGCACTGTAACTAAATACCTTGTCCCTTGCCTAGACGCTGTTGGCACGCCTTGTATGTATGATCTTGTAACTAGAACACATTTTTATAATGTAGGATCTGGATCATTCAATTATGGCTAAATAACCGCACATAATAAGACCTAGCCTACGGGCTAGATCTTTTTATAGGGGGTGAGATGGTGAAAACACGCCATCATCTGTTGTGGCCACGCAGGGTATGGAATAAAGGCCTCAGAAATCATCTGAGAAACCGATATGCCTATCCCATCGACGATGACTTGCACCACGACATCCATGCTACGTTGAGCGGCATTCCTGTGCCATCTGATGTGGTGGCACTAGCAGAGGTCGCTCCACCGTTCGATGACCCTATCGTTGCCTGTTGCTGGCTCATGGCCAGTAGTGAGGATAGGGACTTCACAGAAGCAATCAAATTACAGATTGCTTTACTTCAAAACAGGCCGCCGTAATTGGCGGTCTTTTCTTAGCTCTAAATAACCGCTCACAATAGCAAGCAATAAAGAAAGGGAGCAAAATGGCGAAAATAAGTGATCTACACTTTGACGACAAAAACTTCAATAAGCACACCGAGTTTGGCATGGGCTTGCTAGAGAAGTCACTAAGAGAAAACGGCGCAGGCCGCTCCATCTTGATAGACAAAGACAACAACATTATTGCTGGCAACGGCATAGTAGAGGCTGCTGGGCAGGTCGGGCTTGAGAAAATCAAGGTTGTGGAAACTACAGGCGATGAGATTGTAGCAGTAAAGCGCACCGACTTGTCGCTAAACTCTGAGCAAGGCCGCACTATGGCTCTGGCGGACAACGCCACGGCCAACGCTGACCTAGAGTGGGACACAGACGCTTTAGCTGACGTGTTCGAGCCAGAGGATTTAGGCAAATGGGGCGTTAATCTCCCAGACTGGGATGACGATCAATCAGAATATTCGCAGTTCGTGGACAAATTCAAGCCAAAGCTCACGACCGATGACTGCTTCACGCCGCCAAAAGTATTCAAAGCGGTAGAGAAATGGGTGCGTGAAGAATATGGCCTTGGTAACGTCGATAACATCCGCCCATTTAAGCCAGAAGGTGATTATCAGAGCGAGAACTACGACGGCAAGGTGGTCATAGATAACCCGCCCTTCAGTATCTTGAGTGAGATTATACGCTGGTATACCGCCAAGGGCGTGAAATTCTTTCTATTTGCACCATACCTTAGCACGCTGAACACCGCACCCGATTGTCAGACAACAAAAATACTGACTGGTGCAGAGATAACATATGAGAATGGAGCCAAAGTTTTAACGAACTTCGTGACAAACATGGCTTCCCCAGAAATCGTAGTGAAAATTGCAGGAACTCTCCGCAAAAGAATAGAAGAAGCGCAACCGACCGAAGCAGCAGAGCTAGAACGATACAAAAGACCGAAAAATCTCAAAGTCGGGACGGATTTTGTCTATGTGGCTAAACTCGGCCACGATTGGGAACTTACAACGAAAGATTGTGAACTCGTAAAGAATGCGGATGAGCTAAAAGCGATAGGTAAAGTGCTTTATGGTGGTGGCTTGTTAATAAGCGATAAAGTTGCCGAAAAAGCCGCTGCCGAAAAAGCCGCTGCCGAAAAAGCCGCTATCACCGTAGAACTTAGCGAGCGAGAAAAAGCAATCGTAGCAAGATTAAATGGAGTGGCAGAATGACAGAAACTAAACTAGAACATAAAAAGCCTACAAAGCAACGGAAACCTAGCGTCGGGCGTGGCGGAGTGCCAACGCCCCCTGGCTTCGAGGCTCACCCTGAACGTAGGCATAACGGCGCATGGAAAAAAGAGGACACGGCACGCTACAAGCTAGAGCAAATGCTAAAGCTAACGGCTGACGAACTTAAAAAGGTTGCCACGGACGATAAAGCGCCGCTGTTTGAACGCAAGCTCGCCCAGTGTATTGCAAAAGGTAACTGGAAAGAAATCGAGGGCATGATGAACCAAGTTTACGGACAGCCAAAGCAAAAAATCGAGAATACTATCCTCACCCCTAAGCCACTGGTGGACTTAACAAAGAGAAAGAAAAATGGTGAAAAATGACATTGTTTATTTTCTGCGTGAGGGGAATAACGAGGAGCTACGCTATTCGTTGCGAAGCGTAGAGCGCAACTTTCCGCATAGAAAGGTTGTATTTTACGGCGGTTGTCCTAAAGGCATAACGCCAGACCGCCATGTGAACGTATCACAAAACAGCCCAACCAAATGGCAAAATGTTCGCAATATGATCCGCCTAGCGTGCAAAGATGACGAGCTAACGCCCGACTTTTGGCTGTTTAACGACGACTTTTTTGTCATGAAGCCCGTTAAAAACTTGCCGCCGCTGTATAACAAAACGCTCATGGAACACATTATCGAGGTGGAAAACCGACATGACGGCATGCAGACTGGCTATACAAAGCTATTGCGCCATTTATACGCAACGCTAAAGCGCTTTGACCCTACGCTAGAGCCGCTAAACTATGCAACGCACATGCCTTTACTAATTAACCGCAAAAATGCGCTGAAAACGCTTAAAACGTTTCCTAACGAGCCAATGTTTAGAGCTTTATATGGCAATCATCACAAAATAGGCGGCGAACACCGAAACGACTGCAAATACACGTCATGGCTAAAGCCTCCGAGCATTGAAACGCAGTTTTTAAGCACGAGCGATCAGTCTTTTGCTTTTGACTATGTCGGGCAATATATCAGAGCGCACTTTACTGATAAAAGCAGGTTTGAAAATGGCAAGAACGACCGCACTAAATAAAATCGAGGCTGTTTTATACGAGCCAACCTTTTATAAAGTGATACAGGGCGGCATGAGCGCTGGTAAAACATATGCTATCCTCACGTTGCTTGTAGGCTATTGCGAGAGCTACGCCAACAGCTTAGTAACCGTGGTCGGCTTAACTTATAATCACTTAGCGACAGGTTCTATGCGTGATTTCAAGAAAGTCATGCAAGAAAGTGACCGCTGGGACGACGCCAGTTTTAATAAGTCCGAGAAAATCTATTATTTTGCCAATGGCTCGCAGTTAGAGTTCTTGAGCGTGGATAACATGACATCTCGTGGCCCGAGGCGTGATGTTTTGTTTGTGAATGAGGCTAACGGTTTATCCTATGAGGTCTTCGATCAGTTGGCAGGGCGTACTAAGGACTTTGTGATACTCGACTACAACCCATCAAGCAAATTTTGGGCGCACACCGAGCTAGTAGAGGGCAAAAAGCATAAAAAAGACACAACATTTCTAACGCTGACCTATTTAGACAACGAGGCATTAAGCCCACGGGGGGTGGCTAACATAGAAAGCCACAAGCCAGAAAAAGGCGAAGCTCCAAGCAACTGGTGGATAGTTTATGGCCTCGGCGAAATAGGCTCACTGGAAGGCAACGTTTATTCTGGCTGGATTGAAAATGACATGCTCATTAAAGGCAAGCTGGTGCGCTACGGCCTAGACTTTGGCTTTTCTAATGACGAGTCGGCGCTAGTGGCGATCTATGAGCTAGACGATGGCAAGCTGGGAATAAAAGAATTGTTATACAAAAAAGGCTTGCTCGGCAGTCAATATGGGGCAGCCTTGCGTAGCGCAAATGTTGACCCTAACGTGCTAATCGTGGCTGACGCAGCTCGGCCAGAGATTATAGCCGAGATTAAGGCGCAGGGTTTCCGCTGTATAGGCGCAGACAAGAACGCAGGCTCGGTATTGCGTGGCATTGACCGTGTATCACAGCGCCAGATCGTGTATAGCGGCCAAAACCTAAAGCGAGAGTATCTAAGCTATGCTTGGCGCAAAAAGCGCACGGGCGAGGTGCTAGACGAGCCAGAGGACGGCAACGATCACCTTATGGACGCCTTACGCTATGCTGTAGACGATCTAAGCCGCCCACGCTTTGATTTTTAGCATTTTGATTGTAAAATATAAACAGAGGTAATTGAAAGGAAACTATGAAACAACTTGAAAAAGATGACCCTCGCCTAAAGAAGGTCGGCATTGTAGTAGCCGTGATAGTAGGCTGCTGTATTATTGCGCCATTTTTGCCAAAGAAAGATGACGGCGGCTCGGACACGCCAAAAGACAGCGACAAGAGCGCCTATCAGCAGGCTGTCGAGAATAAATGCCAAGACGCAGCCACAGTGAAGCGCTTTGTCAATTCTAGCGACTACGACATTATCAATATCGCTGAATATGACGAGTGGTATATGGACAATCAAGGCTATTATACGAAAGACGGCGCACCGCTGGTGAATTATCGCTGGATTGGCAAAGACAAAAAGGCAGATAAAAAAATAGCCTTTGACTGCTGGGCTGCAGGTGACGAAAACAACGTTGAAATCTACGGTTATATGATAGGTGACAACCAATACCTCGACTGGGTCGACCTCGACTGGTACGACAAGGACGGCAACCTAGTAAACATGGAATAGAAACAGAGAACCGCCTTGAGGGGCGGTTTTTTGACGGCTCGCTAAATATCGCACCATAATTTGCCCCAAATAACAAAAGGAGCATTCATGGCTTTATCTTTCAGCGCACTAGAGGCAGTTAAATTTGGCGAACTTGTCGCACTACCGACTGTCACGGCTGAATCACGCTTGCGGATTCAGAGTGCAAACTTCAAGACCGCTGAAGGTCGAGAAAAACTAATAAACGCTATGGCAGCGTGTTTCAAAGACCACGTTGCAGAGGTGGCAGACTTTATGACAACGCAAATGTCAAACTATGAGCTGTCGCTATTGCAAGCCTATCTTGTAGGCGGCGATCTAATGCTGAACGATGTCCGCAATAGCGTGCTAAACGCTATGCAGAACGGAGTCCAGAATGCGTAAAGAGCTGTTTATCGTGTTTCAAGACTGCTACAAATGCGGCCCGAATGCTCACTGGGCAGACATGCAGCACTATTATGCCGACACGCTCGGTTTTAAGCTGACCAAAAAGATGTTCGTGCAGCCTGGGGCAAAGGAGCTAATCCAAGCCGCCGCCAAAAAGGGCTGTCGCTTACCGTTTATCACCGATGGCACTAAGTTTGCTTATAGCGTGAAGGACTTTGTAGAAAAAGAAAAGCCTGTTGTGAAAAAGACAACCAAAAAGAAAACAACAAAGAGCAAAAGGAGCAAAAAAGTAGATGAATCCGCTTAATAGAATCCTAGACGCAGTGCGTGGCCGAGGGCGCACCAATCTAGTACAACAGGAGGTGAACAACGCTGTACACTTAAACGCACTCTGCTCTAACTACGAGAATATGTTTGCCCAAGTCCGCCCAATGATAGACGAGATGAAGGCTGTTAGGCCGTTTGGTGTCGGGCGCAATGGTGCGAAGCTGCCAATGGCACGCACGCCAGAGCTTCAGGTGCTAGACACGCCTAATGAGCAGATGGGCTGGGCAGATTTTTCCGACACTATGTTCGCCACATGGCTTACCGAGTCAGAGTTAAACATTCACGTCCACAAAAACAAAAATGGCCGTGTTTATGGCTACACTTTGCTGCCTGTTGGCTCTCGCTATCGTGAAGCAGATGGCACGGTTTACTTCCAGTTCTATGCTGACGGCTTAATGCACAAAATCTATGACGATGAAGTCATGACCCTGCGCTTTAGCCGCTCACCACGCAATCTCGACAAAGGCGTTTCGCCTGCTATCGCCGCCATGGACTATGCCCAGACGGACGATCTCATGGCGCAATACATTAAGAGCGTGTTTGAGAACGGCGCAATCCCTGCCAGCGTGACAATGATCACTGCCAGCACTAAGGATAAATACGATGACACTCGCCGCCGCTTAGAGCATGAATTACATGGCGCTAAAAACAAGAATAAGACGCTATATATCTGGCGGCAAATGCTTGATGACGGCTCTAGCGCCGCACAGGTTGAGGTGAAGCCAATTCAGGCCACCAACAGCACCCTTGCGCTTAAAGAAATCTTCTCGATGGTGAACGACCGCATGAATAAGGCGGTTGGCGTGTCGAACTTTATCCTAGGCGATGACAGCTCGGCTAAATACGACAATGCAGAACTATCTGACCACCAATTCACCAAGCGCCGTGTATTCCCAGCCTTACTTAGCTTTTGGTCACAATTCCAGCACGAGCTTGATCGTGTTGTTGGCGGCCTAGGCTACGCAATCGACTTTGAGCTAGAAATCCCAGAACTGACCGACCGTGCTAAGACCCGTGCAGAAATCGCACGCATTGACGCAGAAGCACAGCGTATTCGCAAAGAGATGAAGCGCATTGAGTCGGCTACCGTCAATGACGCCAAAAAGAATGAAGCAGAGGTGTCTAAGCTCAATGTAGAGAACCTAACGCTGCTAGTCCGCAACGGCGCAGACCCAGTGGCCGCTGTCGCAGCGCTTGGGCTTGGTTCGGCATGGCTAGAGGTGGCTAGGGGGCTTGTATATATGCCTGTATCGTCCGAACTCTACTCCGCAGATAAAACTACCGATGAGAAGCACGAATGCAAGCACGATCACACTGCTGACGCTGTAAGCAGCCCAGTCTTTAGCATGGAAGAAAAGGACGCCAAAAAGATCTATGACCTTTTAATGGAAGCCGCCGAGAAGATGGCGGCACAAGACCCGAACATTGATTTAGACGCCCTTAAAGCCTCGATAAATAAAATCCTAGTATCTACTGCTGATAATGGCGCAAACGCAGGTGCAAAACGCTTGCAAGGCCTCATAGCGGGCATTGATGACCAAGCAGAAGCCGCTGCCGCTATCGCAGAGGTGCTTAAGAACGATGGCTTTCATGTCAGCAACGAATTTACCAAGCGAATGGAAAGCCGCACCAATAGGCTAGTCAATAACTTCGCCTCTGACACCCGTGCAATCGTAGAAAACGCCCTAAAACAGGACTTGTCCGCTAGTGAGATGAAAAAACACCTCGCACAGGTGCTACCACGCAACCGAGCAGCTACTATTGCTCGCAACGAAACGGTCTATGCCTTTAGAGCTGGTCGCTTAGACAATGACGAGTATCTATCCAAGCGCTACGGCGTAGAAGTCCAGCTCGTATGGCGCACCAGCCGTGACGGTGATGTTTGCGATGTTTGCGCCGCTATGGAAGGCACAACAGTTAAGCTCGGCCAAGCATTCCCTAATGAGCTAGTGACCGATGATGGCAACTATCTGGGCTGGGACAAGACATTCTGGAACGACAACGGACGCTGCCCAGACGCCCATGTGAACTGCCGCTGCTACTTTGACGAGGAGATTGTGTAATGGCGCTAAAAATCATCTGCCCAAACTGCAAGCATGTCCTTGGTGACACTAATCACTCAATGGAAGCTGACTTGAACTGCCGTTTCTGCAAGCAGACAGTAAGAGTAAAGATCAAATATGTAACAACGGCAGACTATCTGCCAGAGGAGGAAAAAGATGACTAATCCAAACGACGCAGTCGGCACGAACGGTGCTTTTGGTGGCCGCACCAGCGTCAATGCCTTTAATGATGGCCTAGCTGCCTATAGCACCCGTGGCGTGATAAGTGGCTGGGATTGCGTACCGAACAGCGGCTTGACCGTTTCTGTCGGTGGCACATCAGGGGTGCGTGATGTAGCGGCTGCGCTAGACGCTAACGGCAACTTCACCACCATTAACAACATTAGCGGCTCGCCTGTCGATGTAACCATGCCAGCAGCCCCAGCTTCTAACAAGCGCATTGACCTTGTCGTGGCTTATGTAGACAATCCGCCGCAGGGTACAAGCACTGACACAGATAATGCTGGTGCTTGCGGTATCATCACGGTGTCTGGCACGGCTGCCGCTAATCCAACGCCGCCAACTGACGCCAACATTCGCTCGGCCATTACAGCAGATGGCGCTAGTGGCTCGACCGCCTATTACGTCATATTAGCTAAAATCACTATTACCTCTGGCACGACAGATATTGACGCAACCATGATTGAAAGTGGTGTAGCTGATCTCGGCGCAGAGTTCCAAGGCGGCAAAGTCGGCACGCAAGCTATCCAAAACAATGCTGTAACGGCAAGCAAGATAGATGGTTCGACATTCGACCTTGACACAGAACGAGTAGTCGGCACGCTAAACGGCACGACAGTTTACGAGAAAATCATCGAGGATACTATAACAATGCCGTCCACTGGCACAGCGGCTATCCCTCATGGCATAACGGGCTTAAACGAGCTTGTGAGTGTCACTGGTGCAATTATAACTGGCACAGCAAACGTTGCACTCCCAGCCACAGGTGCAGGTTACACAATCTACTTGTCATTCTGGACGGTCACTGCGACAGCAGTAAACGTTTATAACAACGGCTTTGCTGTCACTGACGGCAAGATACGCATAACGCTTAGATATACAAAGAGCTAAACAACCTCGACAACAAAAAAGCGCCCAAACGGGCGTTTTTTGAATAAATAGGATGACGTTATTCTAGCAATTTTTTGACGGCTTTTCAAATAATAACCCCTAATAAAAACCATGAACACCAAGTTTTATGCCGCCAAAGTCCAATTTACGGACGAAAAGGCCGCAAACGCTCGGCGCTATCGCAATATCCTTGCCAATTCTGGCGAAATTATGGAAAGCGGCGAGGTGAGGGAGCTAGATGACCTCTATGTTATGGGCTATGATGGCGATTTGATTAAAATCTCGGACTTAAACACCGACCCAGAAAAGCAGACCGAAAAATATGCTGTGAAAGCGCAAGCCGACCACGGCGAACTCATAGACGGCGAGCTTGTCCCATCCATAGAAAAGCAATTTGGCTCTTGCAAAGTCTGGCTTGAGGCAGATGGCTTGCACGCTCGCATGTATTTTGCAGACAACGACCAATTAGCTGACCATGCGTGGGCTATCTCACAGGACGCAAGCTATTCGACTGGCATTGACTGGTATCCAGAGGGCTACTATGGCACTGGTTTTGAAATCGAACATCCAATCGGGATTCTACGGGAGATCTCGATGGTTCTGACAGGTAACGATCCCCGTGCTAAAACTATCGACACCAAAAGCGACACAGGCCTAAAAGAGGCGTCGGTTGATGGTGAAAAAAATATTAACTTAGAGGAGAAATCCATGAAAGATAATCTCACTCCAGATGAGCGCCGTGCGCTTGGCAACGAAATTGCCGAGGTCTTAGACCGCTTCACGACTGACGCTCCTGAAGATGAAACTCGCCCAACGGCTGACGCTGAAGGCGAAGTTGCTGAAGCTCCAAAAGAAGAAGAAGCTCCAGCTAAAGAAGAAACCAAAGACAGCAAAAGTATGCCTGTCGTAATTGTCCGTGACCGTGTTGCAAAGCAACCAGTTGTCGCTAAGAATGACTGGCTACACAGCGAAGCTGGCCACCGTGCATTCGCTGACACCCTTAAAAGTGTTGGTCGCATGGGCGCTTCGTTTGACGCTGCGTGGCGTGCTGAAGCTGCCAAGCACATGAGCCTCGATGGCATTTCTGGCTTGCCAAACCCAGCTCCAGTTGAACAGTATTTTGTCAATGCTCTTGAAAAGAGTGATGGCATTATTAGCCACTTCAAATTCGTCAATGCAAAGAGCTTCCGAATTCACGTTCTTTCTTCTGACAGCCGTGCTGCTGGCCATAAGAAAGGTGACACCAAGCAGAACCAAGCTGTCACTGATACGACCCGTGATCTGTTGGTGAAAATGGTTTACAAGCGCTTGGATCTCGACGCTACCGAGCTTTACGAGAACCCATGGCTTGTTGACTTCCGCAGCCAAGAATTAGTCGAAGCTATCATAGCCGAAATTGAGCGTGCTGCTATCGTTGGTGACGGCCGCAGCTCTGGTACTCCAGATCTCCGCATGTTCGACGGCACCCGTGGCTTCTACGATGTCATTTATGACTGCTCCAACCAGACCGCTTTCGGTGACTATGTCCAAGGCAACGCTGGTGATAACCTTTATGACGAAGTTATTGCTGCTCGTGGCAAAATCAAAACTGAAGGTGCTCAAATCCTTATTGCTAAGAGCCAAGCTATTACTGATCTCTTACAGGCTAAGGCTAACGGTCAGTACTTAGTTGCTCCTGGCGCTCGTGTTGAGGACATTCTTGGTGTTGAGCGTGTTTACACCCCGAGCTGGATGGACGCCGAAACTGAAGACGCAGTCTTGCTCGTAAACAATGCCTACATTCACGGTGGTGAACAGGGCATTCGTGTCCGTGCCGACTTCGACACCGCAACCAACACTGACATCTTGCTTGACGAAACTCCACGCTTCGGCTCGCTTGCTGCCTACAAATCTGCTGTGGCTATCTTGCCATACGAATCGGAATAAAAGACTAAAAGGACAGGAAAATGACGCAAGATCAATACAAATTATGGACTGGAGTCGCTGTTGACTTCGATGACGAAACATGGAGTAGTATAGTGGCTCTGGCCTCAATGAGGCTTGCGTCCTTCCTGTGTCTTGATGAACTTCCAACCGATGACGAGGGGGTTCTCGAAGACGGCTTGCAAGCACTGCTGGCGAACTTTATATGCGCAGTGCTTCGCTATCAGGGAAACCCCGAGTCTGAAATTACGAGTAAACATATCCGCAACTTTACAATAAACTTCAGTAGTAACAGCGCCGCTAACGCTTTTGCCCAAGTAGCGCAGAATTATTCTGACCTAATCAGCAAATATAGCGACTGCGGTACAACTGTTGATGTAGAACACTCCACCTGCATGGACTGCGACTCCACGCACTATTACGGAGGCTGCTATGGATGTCTTTGAGGCATTCCCCAACGCTATCACTAGCTGTACTTGGCAGCTTTGCGAATTACAGCGTGGCACAGAAATTGGCAACGTTGTAAAGCCCATCGACTTCTGCGATGTGATAGTAGATGAGGAAAACACCGCCTACACAGAGCAATCACCAAGCGCTGATGGCTTTGCCACCAACACTTTGCTCTATGTGCGCCCAGAACAGCTCCCAACGCTGAATATTAACGAATTACTGGCCTCTTATTGCTGGCAGAACGCTGACTATGGCCAATACTATGCCATTGAGAACGTTGGCCTCGGCAAGAACCAAGACAACGGCGTGCTTGAGCATGTCGAGTTTACTGTGAGGCCGATGGACGGCTTGAATGGCAACTAGCGTCAAATTCACGCCAAATGAGGCCGCATTAAGCGCTTTGAACGCCCGTGTAAACGCCAGCCTACTAAGGCTAGGCTTTGACGTGGCAAGCAAGGCTAGAGCGAACGCTCCGTATAAGACAGGCGCACTTAGAAACTCCGTGCGAGTGACCGACAGCAAACCAGGCGAGATCTTTGTCTTAGCTGGTGGTGCAGTTGGTGGCAAGTCTATCCCTTATGCTCGGATACATGAGTTCGGTGGCTGGACTGGCCGAGGACATCACACCTACATCGCAGGGAAGCACTACCTGCAGAGAGCCGCCGACACAGTTATGTCTGGTGACTACATTAAAAAATACTTCGGGAATATCACTAAATGATCACACTAGCACTCTTTAACCAAATGGCCGCCGATGGCGTGGCTAACCTCACCAAGAATAAGGATTTTTTCTGGGAGGAATTGCCGCTGCAAGCCAATGGCAAGCCAGCGACAGGTGTTTGGCTAGTGACCCGTGGTGGCACTACTAGCCCAACGGCTAGACCGCTAAATATGCACACTACAGTCGACTTTTATGTAGCATTCCCGAACAAGGCGCAGACCGAAGTCGTGCATGGCCAAATTCTGGACTATTTCAATACCACCAAAGGCTATTGCGAATTGAGCGGCAGCGTCAGCGGCACTGACTACGAATATGACTTCACTAACGTCCGCATTCATCCTACTACTACACCCCAAAATGACGGCGTGACGGAAAATGGAGTGATTGTAAAAGTAGCTTCTGTTGAACTCGTATATGACAAACAACAACTTTAACAAAGAGGTATAAATGGCAACTAAGAATATCACCCAGCTTCGCCGCCTCGTCCTGCGCAAAACCACGGACGCTGGCACGACCTGGTCTACTGTCACGATTGACCAAGACAACCTCGGTCAAGACACCGTGATGACGGTGAATGTCGCTCCACGCCTCATGAGCCGCAGCTCTAGCGTGGCTACGACCGAAACGCCGATTGAAGGCACGTTTGATAGCCTTTCTGGTTCTATCACGTTTATTCCTGATGTATGGCGTGTTCTTGGCCAAGCTCTTGACCGCTGGAATGCCGCTACCTGGGCTGGTGCTGACACCAATGATGGCAACATCATCTATGGTGATCCAACCAACTTATGTGGCGATGGCGCTTACTACTCGGTGATTGCACAAGGCGTTTGCGATGATGGCTCTGCTGCTGATGTTGAATTGACTCGCTGCTTCCCAAGCATTGACGATGACATTGAAATTGGCACGACTGACGCTGTCGAGGTAACGCTGAACTTGCACCCGATCGCTTACAACGCCACCTTGCATGCTTCTGATGGCTACCCAGCCTACACTGCACGCTTCGGCGTTGAGAGCACTACTAAGAAAACTCGCTTGAACGCCGCCACTGGCGTTTACGATGACGTTTCGGAGTAGGCCGAATGAAGAAACCTGAATTGACTCTCGATGTTATTAAAAAGTCACCAAAAGTGACCGAGAAATCTTTTCAGGTTTCTGACTTTCTGTCTAACGATGAGCAAGAGGCTTTGCGCCTTGCCGCTTACAGGGGCAAAAAGAGCAAAAAGCAATTTGACGAGATTGACGCATTGACAGCCGAGATCACGGCTCGTTTTGGCTATGACGTATATAAGCTATGGAACAATGGCGAGTTTGACGATGTAAAAATGGCGCACTGGCTGGCTGCCGAACGTGCTAGAGAATACACGCACTGGGCAGAAATTAGCGGTGTTATATATGCCATGGTCGGCGCTTGTGTCAGAGTACCAAAAGGCAAGCCGAAACCAAAAGGCCCGAAAGCGGCACGAAAACTAGTAGTAACAATGCAAGACAAGGCAAGAGGAGAAGCATAGATGGCAACGTCCGATGTAGGCGAATTAAAGATTAAGCTGAGCTTCGATGGGAGCAGTGCAAAGAGTAGCCTAGCGGCAGTTGGCAAAGAAGCAGAGTCGCAAGGTAACGCTTTGGTATCTAAGCTGGGCGGCGCTGCTAAGAGCGCTGGCAAGGTTATGGCGGCTGGTATTGCTGCTGGCACAACCGCTGCTGCCGCTGCGGTCACTTCCTTCGTAAAAGGATCAGTCCAGAGCTTTGCCGAATATGAGCAGCTCGCAGGTGGCGTAGAAACACTATTCAAAGACTCCAGCGAAGTGGTGATGGGCTATGCTCAAGACGCTTACAAGACAGCGCAGCTATCTGCCAACGAATATATGTCCACCGTGACTAGCTTCTCGGCGAGCCTTTTGCAATCGCTAGGCGGTGACACTGCCAAAGCAGCCGAACAGGGCAACAAGGCCGTTATAGATATGGCCGACAACGCCAATAAGATGGGTACAGATATTGGCATGATCCAGAACGCCTATCAGGGCTTTGCCAAGCAAAACTTCATGATGTTGGACAACCTCAAGCTCGGTTATGGCGGCACACGCACCGAGATGGAGCGCTTGCTTGCTGACGCAGAAAAAATCAGCGGCGTGCATTATGACATCTCTAGCTTCAGCGACATGGTGGACGCCATTCATGTCGTGCAAGAGAACCTAGGCATTACTGGCACGTCCGCCGAGGAAGCAGCTCACACTATCTCTGGCTCGTTTAACATGATGAAGTCCAGCTGGACTAACTTTATGACTGGCATGTCTGACGGCAGTGCAGACATGGACAAGCTGCTAGACGAACTTATAACGTCCGCTGGCGCATTCATGGAGAATATGCTGCCAGCCGTTGAGCGTGCGCTTGGTAAAATCGCAGAACTTATCCCTAAAGTCGTGCCAATGATCGCTAACCAGTTGCCACAGCTTATCTCGCAGATATTGCCGCCAGTTATTACTGCCGCTTCGCAGATATTCCTCGGCATTGTGCGTGCTTTACCGACTATGATCACCTCGCTGTTGCAGGGCGTGCTTGCTGCGCTTCCTAGCCTCATTGAGGGCGTTGTGGCGGTGCTTCCAGAAGTCGTGACGGCTCTAGTAGAGTTCTTCACCGACCCGACTAATATCGGGCTTATTATCCAAGCTGGCGTCATGCTCTTTATGGGCTTAGTGCAAGCTATCCCGCAAATTCTTGGCGCATTGTTTACCGCCTTTAGCAACTTGTTTAAGACGCTTTGGGACATGCTGAAGGGCATTTTTGTGGCCTTTGCCGCCAACTTTGGCCAAGCTATCGGCCAGATGTTTAAGAACGTCATTAACGGCGTGCTTGGCTTTATAGAGGGCTTTTTGAACACGCCGATTGACGCAATTAACGGCTTGATTGACGTGATAAATTCCGTGCCAGGCATTGACCTTGGCAAACTGTCCAGAATTAACTTGCCAAGGCTCGCAAAAGGTGGCGTAACAACTGGGGCAACCACTGCGCTCATTGGTGAAGCTGGCACAGAGGCCGTCTTGCCGTTAGATCGCAACACTGGCTGGGCAACGCTATTGGCCGACACGCTCGTTGACGCTATGGGCGAAAATGGCGGCGGCGGAGTGACTATTCAGCACATGGAGTTTAAGATAGATAACAAACTTGACGCAGAGGAGATTGGCCAAGTGATGATGACAAGTATAAGGAGGGCTGCAGCGTGAGCGTAGTAGGAGTAACACCAAAATGTTTTATTTTAGCGCTGTTTAAGCGTGATGACGGCGAGCGTTTCTTGCTAGGCGATGGCGCATGGCAATTTGCCGACAAACAGCTTCACTTCGCTGCTAACACCTTTGAAAATGACGTTGTAGCAGTGCAAGGCAACGATGGCGCACTACTTGCAGGACAAGTACGCAGAGCCAGTACGCAGAGCTTCGATGGCTATGTTGGGGACGCAAGCGTTGGCAAGACTAATGTCGAGGCGCTCCGCACCAGCTTTCTGACATTTTTCCGAAAAAACCACTTCTACACCGTGATTTATGTCATGCCAGATGGCACAGCCATTAAACGCAACCGTGGCTACATTGTCGACGCTCCAGAGATTAAAGAGCTATTCCAGATTCACCCGCAATACCACATTGGCATGAACTTTGAGGACGTGAACTACTACACCTATGACGAGGACAGCGATGGCAACGAGATATTCGGCCAAAGTGCTACTATTGCGCCTGCAGGCTCTGTAAAGGGCGGCCTTATCTGGGACGAATATGGAGTGGTATGGGATAGCTATGGCGCAACATGGGAGCTTGGCTCTGGCTTGCCTGGCCCAGTTGTAGTGAACACCATCGCCGATGTTTACCCAGTCTGGACGGTCACTGGCACAACAGTAAACCCGACCCTCGAAAACCGCACCACTGGCACTTCTATTCAATACAACGGCACAATTACCGCTTCGCAGACCCTAGTTATAGACATGCTTAACCAGACGGCTAAATTAAACGGCGCTAACGTGCTTGGCAACGTATCTGGTGACTGGATTATCCTTGCCCCTGGCACTAACCAGATCACTTACAGCGCCGACAACGGCACAACAGCGCCTAATAGCACACTAGAATATGCGGAGATTGTAGGATGATAAAGACTGCCAAATATGAAGTGCAACTAAGAATAGATGGCACACTAATTGGCAACGTGCGAGAGCTGGCGCAAAACTTAACATGGGTGCGCCGCCGCACTAAAGCTGGCGTTGATGAGATTAACTTCACTATAAATGATGTGATGTTCCAGAAGTGGTGCTTAGAGCGTAACACCGATATAAACACCATGCTTAAACCGCTCGCACTCGACTGCAGGATTATCCGAGATGGCGTTCCTGTTGTCGGTGGCTTTTTAGCAACCATGCCAAGCTACCAACCAAATGGCACGAGTGCCAACTTACAGCTCCGCTTTGACGGCTATCTAAACTACTTGGCTGGCGTGTATATGTATCCTGTCGGCACGCAGACTGGCGCTATGGGGACGCTTGTAGATAACTGGATTCAGCTTGGCGAGAGCCGTGCTACAACCGCTGGCAAGGGCTTCGGCTTAACTACTGGCACTATATCTGCCATGAACACCGTCACCTATACTTTTGATAACTACAAGGCTATCAAAGACGCTATAACCGACCGCTGCGACAACGTTTCTGGCGCTGGCATGTTTGATGTGTACTTTCACACCGACAGAAGCTACGACATTATCAAAGACAGCGACTTTGGCGATATTATCACCGACTACCAGATAAACTATCCAATGCAATTAAACGGCCAATCTGCCACGCAAATTGCCGCCAACGAGGTGGACGGCTTCGCTTCGTCTATTATTGGCATTGGCTCTGGCGAAGTGTCACCTGACGCAGATAAAAATACCGCTATCACTAGCTTGCAGACTGACGCTGCCGCTGTTGCTGAATACGGCTACGCAGAAACCATCTTGCAAGACTCTAGCATTAGCCGCCAGACCGTCCTAGATATTAACGCAGCCACTAGGCTATCTAACACCGCCAACCCTATCTGGCAGCCAACTGTCCAGCTAATCGGCCGACAAATAAACCCGACGCCAAACGGCGATAAAAAGATCTGGATCGGTGACACAGTGACAGTGAATAACTCCGAGGATATGACGGGCATGACTAACGGCACATTCCGTGTAAACGAGCTGGCAGTGGACGTTAGTGCGGCAGGTGGCGAAATTATAACGCCAGTGCTAGAGCGTGTCGCATGATAAATAACTTCGACCAAAAGCTAATGTGGCTAGAGCGTGAGATTTTAGCCCTTAAAACGGCGCAAGAGCGTGGACTTGGCACGATGAATTTCTACCGCAACTCTGTTGACCTTAGCTACTCGCCAGGCTCGCCGCTTTACATTGTCATAACAGCAACCGCAAAGGCTGGCGAGATAGCGCCGTTCTTTTGCGAGCTATTTTTTAACACTACAGAGGACTTAATCATGGATCAGCTCACCACCTCTGATACGAGCGTGGCATGGCGCTTTTATTACAACTCGTTAAGCTCGCAGAGCTTTACTTTCACCGTCATATCTACGAGCGACTGCACTGTAACGGCAACACAGGGGAACTAATATGGCAAATAACTTCGCAAATAAAATCATCAGCATGCAAAAAGAGGTCGAGGCATTAAAAACCGCTAAGATCCGTGCGGCTGGTGTTTTAAGAGTTGGCACATGGACTGGCACGATGAATGTAAATATTGTGAACTACACGCCAGAAAAGACTGCTCGTATTACCATCACCCCGACTAGTGCAGGGGACAACATGTTGACCTCTGTTAATTACACTGGCGCATGGAATGGCTTTTATTTTCGAGTGCTACGACTAACTGGCGCTGGTGATTCTATCGTCTACTATGTCCACTGCGAGGGCGATCAAGCGGCCACTTCAGACATTACATTTTCTGTGCCAATTGCCGTGAACTACACTGCGCCATGCAACATAGTGCTGGATTATGTGAATAACATTTTCGGATATTAAGGAGGCCTATGACTAATAACTTTGCACGAGATCTTATAAAGCTAGAGCAAGAAGTCATGGCTCTTAAAACTTCGCAGCAACTATCCCCACGCTTGCGCTGCTATACTTACCGCTTCACTATTGGCAGCACTAACTTCCCCAACGGCCACGGCAGAGTAACCTATGAGGACGGAGATAATGCCATCGTAACGACTATCTATTCCGACTTGTCCGTATGGACAGAGCAGCCTAATAACAACAAGCAGGACTTCTATATTCGGGCATATACCGCCAGCCAGTTATTGAACGCTCCAGTCTATGTTATGTCCACTCGGCCTATCGTGGGCGTTACAATGCTCGACTAGCACCTAAATAAGCACGCAGAATTAAAATTAAGGAGGACTATGGCAACCAAGAAAAAAGCAACCGCAAAGAAACCAGCAATCCCTATGAGCAATAAGACTTATGACCGTCTTAAACTGCTTGCTGTGATTGTCTTGCCAGCAGCTTCAATGCTACTAGCTGGCCTAGCTAACATCTGGGGACTGGGCTTTGGCGAACAGATCGACCAAACAATCCAGCTCTTTGTGGCGGTGATTAACTTCCTACTCGGTGTGGCTATCGTCAAATCGTCTAGTGACTACAAAAAAGGCAACGCTTAGTAGTGTGGCCTTGCCTGCTGCGCCTGTCGTGCGTTGGGCGTAGCAGGGAGGGTCACACTACCCCTCCGAGGCGGCAGATACCTCGCAAGACACACCGCCGCCAGCTCTCTTTCAGCGTGGCGTCCGTTCTACCTTTCAGCGGACGCTGCCTCCTAGGTAAACCATGACAAAGCAACGTAAAAAACTACTAGAGATTATCCCAAAATGGGCGCAGCAACTTGCGGCCTTTATTACAGCCTGCGGAATTATTGTTGGCGCTATCTCGGCAACCATTGGCAAGATCCAAGCCGCCGCCACTGCCGATCTCCGTAACGACATTGACCAGCTATCGCAAGACGTAGCTAGTATTAAGCTAGACACCACCAGAATGCAGCTATTGACGCTCATGACCGAGGACTCGGACAACGTGACGGATATTCTAAAGGTGGCCAAGTATTACTTCCAAGACTTGCACGGTGATTGGTATATGAGCAGGATGTTCTCGGATTGGGCAGAACAGCACAATATAGACGTGTCAGATATGGTAAAAATCACCGAAAAATGATAAAATAATAGCAGTTGTTTATAGTTTTTCGCACGAAACCGCCAAAAAGAGGCGGTTTTTTGCCGACGTTGACAAATAAAGGCGTATTTGTTAAACTAATAGTAACTATCGCTCAGTTAAAAACTCCTTAAACAGGAGTTTTTGCTGTTTAAGACCCCTAGAATCAAACTCGAACTCTAGGAGGTATCTATGGACGGTGTGCAGGATGAATATGCAGTCAAGTACGTTATTTTGACGCAAGAAATCCTCTGCGACAAGCAATTGAACGCAATAGAAAAGCTAGTGCTGGCTCGAATGAGCGGCTTTAGCCAGTTTTTTGAATCCGCAGCTGCTACGGCGGATCTTTTAGGCACTACGGAACGTGTAGTAAAAGACGCAAAACGTAAACTACTAAAGCTCGGCTATGTGCGTGAAAAAGCCAACACAGGCCGTGGAAAAGTTTATGAATTTTGTCCTGAAATGTACATCAGATATACGAAAAAACGTACATCAGATATACGAAAAAACGTACATCAGACGTACGAAAAAACGTATATAGAGAATAAAGAGAGAATAAATAAAGAATATATAAATAGTGAAAAGCCAAAAAATGAGAGCGTGAAAAAATCCGAGTATGGCAATCCACAAGTAAACGCTTTATTAGAAATCTGGGACGCTGAAGTTGGCATAACAGCCAAACGTGACCAAGCTAATAGAAGGGCAGCTTACAACCTAATTAGACACGAGGGGTTTGAAGGCGCTAGAAGGGTCGTAGGGCTAATTGGGCAGTCAGTACGCAAAGGTGACCAATTTGCGCCGCAAGTGGCCTCATTCAAGGAATTATGGGGCAAATACGGCAAATTAGAAAAGATCCTCATGTATGGCAAGAAAATGGACGCTGTGGCCGCAGCAGAGCAACACAGCTACCCTTACAAGAACGAGGAAACTATCCCAGAGATTGAAGTTAGTGACGAGGAACGAGAAAAGGTAAAACAGATGATGAAAGAGGCTCGCAAGCAGCTCTTTGGGGGTGTAAAATGAACACACCCAGCTATTACGTCTATGAAGATAGCGGAACATGGCGCAAAACCGACCAAGACTTAACCAAACAATTAAACCGAATCTTCTGCGGCTTTCATAGTAAGGATGACCTGCATGGCTTTTGCTTCTATCCGCAGTGGGACGAGCCAGAGTTTAAGAGCGAGAAAAAACCTGCATGGCGCATAAACCCAGACGGCTCATGCTACCAGCGCTGGTATTGGGTCGAGCGTGACCACAAGCAAAAGCACGCCGACTGCAAAATGCTCGGCAACGGCAAATGCGCCACTAAAGCGCCCTGCTACGTTGAGTGGGATACAAAGACTAAGCACTGGGTATTGGCAGATATGCCAAACAAAGCAACTATAAACACTAACGGAGGTAAGAAAGATGAGTAACAATGAAAAAAACCAAGCTAAAAGGGGAACGCAGCCTTGCTGACCAGCTCTACCGCCGAGCAGTCGCTATAACCTTAATGAAAGAAACTAGGATGAGCTATCGGCAGGTCGTGCAGCTACACTGGGACCAGCTCATATGGCCAAATACTGTTCTTTGCACTAGAACGCACAACGCAAGGGAAGCACGCATAAGCCATCAGCTAGTCGACATGATAAAAGCGCTCCCCTACGAACATGACAGGCTGGTTTTCTGGGGTGACTCCCCTTTTGCCGATGTTGACACGTTCTCTATAAGGGACAAGAACCCAGCCTTTACCGAACAAAACCGAACAGAACTGATAAGGCAACATTATAACAACCGCTTTATGGTCTACGGCCACGAGGATTTAGCCGAGCCTGATAAGCGAAAAACCCTAAGACTACCGAAGCTAGTCTGGTAAACGAGAAACCGTCCGAGAGGGCGGTTTTTTGTGGAAAACTTCAGGACAAAAGGACTTGACGAAAGTGCTTGCGTTTGATAGTATAGAAGTAGCTAAAGTGCAGATTAAAAAAATGAAGTAAAAAGACGGGTAAACAACCGTTTTTTGAATAAATACCTTATGTCGCACAATGTATAAATCCATTTGTCAAATTTATGGCATAATACAAAGCGCTAATAGGGGCAGAGCAACATATATTACAACATAAGCTCGATAAAATATTCAAAAAACAACCACCCGTCAGGGTGGCTTTTTAATAGGGGTCTTTAGCCTAGCGATAGTTAAAAACCCGTTAAAAAAGCCACGGCTTCAGCTTTACGCAACTTAACAATCGGGAAAAACAAAAACAAGAAAGGAAACAAAAAATGGAACTATTAAACACTATTGGCTGGATTTTACTAGCAGCACCTATCGTGCTTTATGTGTACGACATCAAGAACAACTAGAAAGGAAAACTAAATGAGTATCTATAAACAACTGGGGGACGTGATCGGCTGGGAACGCCGATTGGCAAAAGCAGTGGAGGCCTTAAACGATGAGCAAGATTAAGGTCAAATACTGGGACGAAATAGCAGGAGAGGGCGAACATGACGGACATCCCAAAATCCCTGAGCCAGGTGTATAAGAAATTCAACACCGATGGCGTCAAGATTAAACAGCCGCAAGAAAAGAGAGCTGGCATTGCCGAGCAGGCAGTCAATGACGCCATCTGGAAGCGTAAAGAACGCAAACAGACTTGGCAAAACGATGGTGACTTGGAGTCATGGCACTGCCGCCAACAATGGCAGAATGCCGACCCGTCATGGGTAGATAAAAGATTTTAAGGAGGTAAAAATGGCTGGCACGAGCGCAGGAGGCAAACGAGCAGCAGAAACTAACAAGAAGCTACACGGAGCTGACTTTTATAGGAACATTGGCCGCAAAGGTGGCCAGAACGGGACAACTGGGGGCTTCGCTTCGGAAAAAGTAGGCGAGGACGGGCTAACTGGACGGCAACGAGCCAGCCTAGCAGGTGCGAAAGGCGGAAAGATCTCTAAACGAGGACGAACCGCCAAGAAATAACCGCATAAGAAAGGATAACAGATGGGTAACAAAGACACAGGTGTAGTAACCATTCATGGCAAAGACTACAAAACTGTCGCAAAAAGAGTAGACGAGTTTAGAAAGGAACACAAAACTAAGCTCGCAATTATCACAAGCCTTGTATCTAGGGATGACAAAACAGTTGTCATGAAGGCTGAAATCCTAGACGAAAACCGCAACGTAATTGCGACTGGCTATGCAGAGGAAAATCGTGCAGCAAGCCAAATTAACAGAACAAGCGCACTAGAGAACTGCGAAACGAGCGCCATTGGCCGAGCTTTAGCCAACTTTGGCTTAGGCGGAGGTGAATATGCCTCGGCAGACGAGGTGGCAAACGCCATCTCGCAGCAAGGCGGAGCGCCACGCTACAACTCTATCAGCTTTGACGATATACGAACCACGCTCGAAACGCTAAAGACAGACGCAGAAGTAAAGCAATATGCCAAAGAGGTTGACGCTAAATTTGACAACCCCACCGAAAAGCAACGAGCCGTGATCCGCAAATTATTCACTGATCGCTTAACAGAACTCGCTAACTAAATGCCAAAAAGGAGGTAAACATGGCAAAAGGTGCAGAGCAAATCGAGGTTATAGACCCAGAGCAGCTCTTGGAGGAAATCGCAGAAACCGAGCAAGAAATCCAAAACGAAGTCAAGGAGGACAAATAATGGCTTGGTCACAAGTGAGGAACTTCGATATTAACAAAATGGGAACGAAGCCAGGCTGGTGCTTGCAAAACTGTCGGCTCGGCTTCGGTATCACTAGCGGCACTTACGCAAGTGCTAAGGCAGACATGGAAGCGCAGCGTGCTAACGGAACGCTCCATCCTATTAACACTCTGCCGATGAACGTAGCAGTGCCAATCTATGTAGACACAGCGAGCAAATACGAACACGTCATTGTGAGTGATCACGGTATCTACTACTCGGACGGCAAACGGCTCTCTAGCTTGAGCGGCCTAAGCTGCTTCGGCTGGGGTGAATACTGTGACGGCGCACGAGTCGTAAAATGGACAGACGATCCGCAACCAACGCCAGGCTTCTTGCCAGCTAAGGGCTACTGGAAGCAGGGTGACAAAGACGATCGTATTGCAGCTATGGCTTCATGGATGAGAAAAACATTCCCTGCCTATACGAGCCCAAAAGCTCTCGGACCGATTTTCGGGCCATATCTACGCAACGCAGTGCAAACCTTCCAAAAACGCACTGGCCTCGTAGCAGATGGCATGGTAGGCCCAAAAACATACGCAAAAATGAAGGCTTACGGGTTCACAGGATGACAGAGTTTGACTTTGACAACCTGACTGTCGCTGACGCTCTTGCACTAAATGCAGCCGCCGAAGCAAGCATGGGAGATCCAACGATTAACGATTAGTAGCACCGCCTTCAAGACATACAGGCGTTAAAGAGTCACTGTAGCACCATACTAACTGAACCGCACCACGCTTTGAGATTTTCATGTAAACTCTTTACTTTTAGAAATATCTATTCACATTCCTGTGTACCGTCTTTCTGCACTTGACGGACTTATGGTGCGGCCAAACCAGCCGAGCTTTTCTCCGCTAGAAACTGTCGGCTGGCTATGTCAGCAAGGAGGTAATACGTCTACGCTGACACCTTATTTTACAAAGCGCTGGGGTGATTAAACCCACCGTCACCCCAGCTATGCGGTTCGTGCGCTGTTGAGAGGCGCATGAGCCACTAAACGAAAGGAGGGCAAGGTGGAACTAACAACAACAATAATTATCGTGCTAAGAGCGCTAATAATCCTATGGTGCGTGGCAGTAGTAGCCTTTATCGTGCTAGTAGTCGCCGAGTGGATTGACTACATTAAGGAAAAGAAAGAGAAGAAAGATGAAGCTATGGAATAAAAAGACGGGGGAGATAAAAGAGGGTGTTGAAATTAGCATCTGGATTGATAAGGAAGGAACCTTAAAATTTTCATCCATCGCCGAACTCAACGAGGAGTGGGAGGACTACGAGCCAGCTGAGCCACTTATCAAGGACGAGAAAATCCGCAAGGCAGTCAAAGCGTGGGCTGAGGCTGTTGGCGGTTCGCCAGTATGTTTTTACGAGGATACAGGCTACGAGGGAGTAGGCAGGCTCAAAATATATCGAGAAGGCTATCCTGCGGTATTTGATTTAGGCCATCAGTTTTATGACTTAGAGCTAGACACCCAATACACCATCGCTGAACTCTGTGGAGAGGACGACAATGAATGACGGCGAAGCGCTTTTCTGGGGCTATGTAGCCATAATTATAGCGTTGCTGCTCGGACTCGGCATAACAGCATTGGCAGGTTGGCCTGCATGGGAGTGGGGAAAATGAAAGAAGAAGACTTCGATAAGAAACTTGCGTACTTAAAAGGGCAGATAATTGATGCCATATATAACAGTCTCAACCCAGTTTATACATCGATAGAGCGATTAAAATCTGAGATTAAGGCTGAACGGGCAGAGTTGGAAGATAAACTCGTTAAGGCCGAGGCCAGGCTCAAAATCTACGAGGCTATGTTCGATAAACTGAACTTAAATATTAACCTGAGCCAGCGTGGGGAGGAGGAAGATGACTAGTTTCGGCAAGAAACCATACGAAGCGGTTGAACGCACAATAAAGCTCTATGACAGCTACGGAATGCCCTCGGACATTCTACTCACCGAGCAAGCAATCCTAGAAGTTGTGAACCGTTACAGCGAGATTGAGCAAAAACTCGCTAAATGGGAAGAAACGAGGAGTATTAAACTAGCCGCAGAGATCTGCGAGGACTTATGTAGAGAATAAGGCGCAGAAATGCGCCTCGGAATGCCAACACTGCCTTGGCCGGAAGCGTTGGCTGACGAGGCACACGCCAAATGCCTCATGGGGGAGTGAGCGAGGACGCTCCCCCACCGCAAAATGCCACAGGTGGGACTGGAGGTATTGTCAATGGACTATCAGAACGCTATTGACGAGGCATACGAGTCAGCTAATGCAAAATGGCGAGAAGCCGCTGAAAAACGGCTGTATTATCTTGCAAAACGGCGCAAATTCATCACATCCGATGACATCCTGAATTATCTGGATGAAAAAGAGATCAAAACACGCAACAATAGCGCACTTGGGGCTATTATGCAGGCCGCTGTACACTCTGGCGTGCTACTTCCAGCAGGTTATGCAACATCAAGACGGCCAAGCCGCCATCATGCACCAGTAAGGCTGTGGAAAAGTGCTATTGCGGAGATAAAAAATGTCTAGCCGCTACGTTTATCACGGCGTGATTTATAGCAAGAAAAACAGCAAGCAGATTATCACGAACCGCCGCACTGGTAAGCCGCAAATAATATCGAACGCTAGGGCGCTAAATATGGAGCGTGACATGATTATGCAGTTTCGGGAGCAAGACCGCTTGAAAGCGCTTAAAACGCCCTCAAACGGCAATAAATACAGCCTCCATGTTGTCATATACGAGCCAGACCATCGGCCCAGGGATTTAGACAACCAATTAACTAGCCTACTAGACGCTCTAGTGGCCGCTGGCATATTGACAGATGATAGCTGCGATTATGTAACGAAACTTAGCGTGGAGCTTGGCGGATATGACAAGCAAGACCCACGAGCAGAGATAGAGGTGGAATATGGCACACTATCTTGAGCAGCGGCGCTTCCCATATCGCAAGGTTGATGGCCTACTTGTCTATTTTAAGGACGCCGAAACCGTCTATATCCAAGAAGCCAACGGCACAACGCACTACTTTTCACGCTGGGGTATTAAACGCCGCAGCGACTACTATAAGCTGAACTGGCGGCCATTTTGCGTTGCCTTACGCACTAGAAAACATCTCACTATATGGGAAGCATATAGACTGTCCGCCAAATATGAGGTGCTTGCAGGGGTGTCGTATAGCAAGACAAAATGGGACGCAAAGGAGCTAGACTAATGCAAATAATTCGTGGCGACACCAAGGCCTTCAAGTTTCAGATTATAGACGCTAACAGCCAACCGATCACAACTGTTATGGATTCGGTTTTTTTCACTGTTAAAAAGAACTACAAAAACAACGCAGCAATCTTCCAGATTCGCAAAAATGATATGGATTTTGATTCAGACGGCTACTATCACTGCGTTATAACGCCAGATATGACTAATGGGCAGGACTACGGAACTTATTATTTTGACATTGAGTATATTCTAAACGGCGTGAAAAAGACCCCTCTTGTGGACAAATTCATTATCCTGCCAGAGGTAACATTCCCAGTGAACGAGGCGTAGCATGTACGAAGAAACGATAAACCTGCAACCAGACGAAGGCGAAACCACGATAATGCTCGGCGAGCAGCCAATCCTCATTGGTGGCGGCACAAACGATGTAAAATACGTCACGCCAACAAGCTTCAATATCAGCATGAACCCGTTTAATATCTCTATGACATTAAGCGCTGATGACTGCGCCGACATAGTAAATAAAAAATATAGTTTCGTAGTAATTGAAGTCGAAGATCAGATAGGTATTAACTTCACCTGCGTTAAGCAAGCATACTCCGAGCTAGTATGTGGATTTTTTTGCCAAATGGA